CTTCTCAATGCATGAACTTGCTAAGACTGGTGACTCAGAGAAAAGACAGCTTCTTGTAGAAGCAACTCTAGAATCTAGAAACGAAGCAGCTTCTGGCTTAATAGCTGATTTAACAACAGCATAATAAAATACGTATATAGGGGAGTAACCTTAATACTACTCCCCTAGTACTTAATTAAACAATTGAAGATCAGAGATAGGTTATGATCGGAACAATAGGATAATACAATGAGAACACTTAACGACTACTTTTTAACATCAGCAATACCAAACGTATCAGCAGCATCTTCAACTTTTGTTGTTGTGCCAGATGCAGGTAGAATTATTAAAATTTTTGCACATAACAAAGCAACTACTACAGGAACAGCAGCTATCTCTTTTGAAATAGATGGTGTAGCTTGTACAACTGGAGCTATTAGTCATATAGCAGCAAGTTCTGCTGGAAAACAATATACTGCAGAACCTTCAGGTTTAAACGAAGTAAATGAAGGATCAGTAATAGAAGCAATTACAGATGGTGGTTCAACTAATACTTCTAAAATGGAACTTACTTTCGTTATAAGAAGATAATTAATTATGGGGATGGAAACGTCCCCTAACAAAAGGAACAAAACATGAACTACGCAATGAGACCCTTAACTACAGAAAAAGTTACATCTTCTGGTTCTTCTGCACAATCATCTGCATTTAATGCAAATATAGAATATATTAGAGTAATACCAGATGCTGATTGTCATATAGAATTTGGAGTTAATCCTACAGCAGCTAATACTAAAATTTTCTTAGAAGCAAAATCTTCTGAGTGTTTTAAAGTTTCGCCTGGAGAAAAAGTAGCAGTAATTGGATCAGTAAATTTATACGTAACAGAACTATCAGAATAGTATGGGTAAAGTAAGATCAGTTGAATATGATGCTGGAGTAAAGACTAAATACATTCAAGAGTCTAATGGTCAATTAACTATTAATAACTCTCAAGATGTAAACCCTTTGTTAAAAAGAAACAAAGCTCTTTATAATCATGATTCTGGTTATATATCTGGTGCTAAAGAAATGAAAAGAGTGGCAAGTATACCACCTTTAATACTTTCAATATGGGCTAAAGAATATAATGGAACTAACAACTGGTTTCAATTACCTAAAGACATTCAAAGAAAAATTATGAAAACTAAACTTAATAGTAATGAGTTTAGATATTTTAGAACAGCTGAAGGAAATTTATAATGGCATTAACAACATTCTCAGGATTAAAATCATCTATAGCAGATTGGTTAAATAGATCTGATTTGACTAATCAAATTGCAGATTTTATTGCACTAACTGAAGGTGACTTTAATGCTAAACTAAGAATACGACAGATGGAACAAATAGATGCTATTACAATAGACTCTGAAACAGAAACTGTTCCAACTGGTTTTATTGCAGTAAGATCTTTATACATATTATCGGCTAGTACTAAGTACGCATTAAAGTACATAACTCCACATAATATGTTTGAGATTAAAGCTGGATCAACAACTGCTAGACCTAGAGTCTATACAATTGAAAGTGATAATGAAACAGAAGCTTTACGTTTTGGCCCTGCCCCTGATTCTTCTTATACTGGGTACTTATCATATTATAAAAGTTTTGGAGCTCTTAGCGATACTAATACAACAAATTACATTTTAAATAAACATCCAGGAATATACCTGTATGGTTCATTATATCATGCAGCAAACTTTCTAGGTGGTATAGATCCTAACCAAGTACAACAATGGTTACAGATGTATATATCTGCTATGGAAAGGTGTGAAAATAATGACAGACAAGATTCATATGGTGGAGCACCTGTTACACAAAGAACAGATGTTCAAACTGATTTATCATTTTACAGGTCTAGATAATGATTGATAAAAAAGAAAGAAAACAATTAAAAAAAGCATCAGCTCATCATTCTAAAAAACATATGAATATGATGGTTAAAGATATGAAAGCTGGTTTAAGTTTTAATAAAGCTCACAAAAAAGCTGTTAAAAAAGTAGGCAAATAATGTTTAGACCAAGTGAAAAAACATTTACTAAATGGATGAAATCTAAAAAGAAAAGTTCATTTTTAAAAGGTATGGCTTTAACAGAAGGTCAGCGTTTAATGTATCGTACAGGTAAAAATTTAAAAGGTTCAAAACTTAAAAAGTTTAAAACAGATATGCTTGGTTTAGAAAGCAAAAAATATATTAACAAACATTTATAATTATGCAAATACCTTTTGGAGAATGGCTACCTGATCAACCAGAACATGGAATGAAAGGTGCTAACGTAGCAACTAATGTTTATCATGCTTTGGGATCTTACAAAAGATTCCCATCATTAGTATCATATTCTACTAACAATATAGTTAAAAATGCTAAAGGTGCAGGATCATTTAGAGATAATGCTAATAACATCTTTAACTTTGTAGCAACTAGAACAGATATATTTCAATTAGCATCAGGAACATTTACATCTCGTAAATCAGGATTAACTGGTGGAGAAGCAGATTTTTTTACATTTACACAATTTGGTAACTATGTAATTGCAAGTAATGGAGTAGATCAACCACAATATTATTTAATGGGAACATCTACAAACTTTGCAAATCTTAATGCAATTCAATCAGCAGGTACTACACCTTTGTTTAGAGTATCAGGTGTTGTTAGAGATTTTTTAGTAAGTGGTAATATTAGTACAGCTACTAACAGAATACATTGGTCTGGAATTAATGACATAAGTGCATGGTCAGGTAAACAATCTGACTTCCAAGACTTACCAGGATCTGGTGGTAAAATAGTTCATCTTACTTCTGGTGAAGTAGGATATGTGTTTAGACAGAATCAAATAATTCGTATGGACTATGTTGGTGGAGCAGTAGTATTTAGACTATCTGTAATCTCACCAAATAGAGGAGCTGTATATGGACAAACAGTATGTCAAGATAATAGAGATGTATTCTTCTATTCAGATGATGGCTTCTATCAAATAAATGGTGATAGCGTAGCACCTATTGGTGTAGAAAAAGTAAACAGATTTTTTGATTTAGATTTAAACAAAGCATATACAGATAGAATTAAAGCAGCTACTGATCCATTTAATCAGTTAGCTATGTGGGCATATCCAAGTAAAGATGGTGCTGGATCTGGTGGAATATGTGATAAAATTATAATCTACAATTATGCAACTAAAAAATGGTCTTTAGCAAAAGCACAAACAAGTGTAATATTTCCACAATTTGTAGGAGCATTTACTGTAGAATTAATGGATATTATTTCTCAAAACCTTGAAGATATTAATGCTGCACTAGATACAGATTATTGGTCAGGTGGACAAATGTTTTTAGGTGCAATAAATGAAGATTTTAAAGCTGCAATCTTTTCAGGTAACTCTAATGAATGTGAAATAGAAACAGCAGAAATTGAAGGATTTCCAGGTGCTAGAACTAATCTCACAGGAGTTAGACCAATAGTAGATGCAGTATCAACTGTTACTGTTAAAACTAGAGAAAGATTAGCAGACACAGAAATAGAATCTAGTTCATCTACAATGGTAGATAGTGGTATCAATCCTGTTAGACAATCAGGAAGATACATAAGAGCAAATGTTAAGATACCTTCTGGTACAACATTTAATCATGCACAAGGCATAGATTTAGTAGCATCTAAAGGAGGATATAGGTAATGGCAGATACAATAGATATAGACAACGTAAGATATTCTTTTGAATCACAAGAATTCTTTCAAAGACAATTAGAACAAAGTGTGAACGAATTAATTAACAAAAATAATACTGAAAGCGATAAAGCATTCAGCTGGTTTATGAATTAGGAGTAATAAATGGCAGGAATAAAAGATTATAGTAGTACAGCAGGTAGTAATACATCAGTAGGAGGTGTATCTATTGCTGAAGGTATGTTGCCTTCAAACATCAACAATGCTTTTCGTGCTGTTGCTGCTGATATAAGAGAATGGTACAATGACTCACAATGGGTGGTTTATGGAGATGGAGATGGAGCTCATACATTTGCATATGTAAGTGGCACATCATTTACAGTTAATGGAGCAAACGTAACTTCAATTTATGAAGCAAGTCGTAGAGTAAAAGCAGTTGGAAGTTCAACAGGAACAATATTTGGAACTATATCTAGTTCATCATTTTCTTCAAATACTACAGTTAATGTTACTTGGGATTCAGGAACTTTAGCAAGTGAAACACTTGTTATTTATATAGCAGCGTTATCAGTTACAGGTAGCTCAATACCACCAAATGTTTTAATACCTGCAGATAACTCAATTACTTCAGCTAAAATTTTAAATGGAGCTGTAGGTTCTGATGACTTAGCTACAAATGCAATCACTACAATAAAAATTACAGATGCTAATGTTACTACAGCAAAAATTGCAGATGATGCAATAACTGCTGCTAAGATAGCAGATGCAGTTTTAATAACAGCTGCTGAACACGCAGGACATACACCAGACGAAGTTACATTATTAACTACAGCTGGTTCTGATGCTAGATATTTTAGACAAGATTCAAGTGAAACAATTGCATCAGGTAATACTTGGTCAGCTGGAGATACTCACATTGCTACAACTGCAGCAATTGACGCAAGAATTATAGACTTAGTAGATGATGTTGGAGGATTTGTTCCAGTAGCAAATGAAACAAGTTTTCCTAACGCTAACCCAGATGTAAATAACGCTGCAGGAACTATTGTTAGTGTTACTACATTAGGATCATCTCATACAGCTAATGGTTCAGGAGTAGTATCTATATCTAATGGTACTGTTGGAAATACAACAGTTACATTAAATGGATGTGGAGCTAATGCTTCTTTACCAGCAGGTTTTGGAATTTTAGTAGAAACAACTTCTACATTAAATACTTACACTTTTGTTAGACTTATTCCTAAAGCAACAGAAGTAACAACTGTAGCTGCAAAAGCTACTCAAATAGGATTACTTGGAACAAGTGATGCTGTAGCAGATATGAATACTTTGGGTACAGCTCAAACTGTATCTGACATGAATACACTTGCAGCAATAAGTGGATTAAATACATTAGCATCAAACTCTGCAAATGTAACGTCTGCTGTAACTAATTTAGCTTCTATTAATAACTTTGCAGAAGTATATAGAGTTGCATCATCAGCTCCCACAAGTTCACTAAATTCTGGAGACCTTTATTTTGATACAAGCTCAGATACTTTAAAAGTATATGGAGGTTCTGGATGGCAAAATGCTGGATCTTCAGTAAATGGAACATCTGCTAGGTTTAAATACGTAGCAACATCAAACCAAACAACTTTTACTGGTAATGATGCAGATGGTAATTCTCTTGCATATGACTCAGGATTTATAGATGTTTATCTTAATGGTGTACATTTAGATCCTACAGATTACACAGCATCTAGTGGATCTTCAGTAGTTTTAGCATCAGGTGCTGCAACTGGCGATATATTATATATTGTTGGTTTTGGTACATTTAGTGTTGCAAGTATAGCAGCAACTGCAATAACTTCAGGAACTCTACCAACAGCTAGAGGTGGAACTGGTTTATCTAGCATTGGTACTGCAGGACAAGCTTTAGTTGTTAACTCATCAGCTAATGCATTAGAATTTGCAGCAGCAAGTTCAGCTGAAGTATATGGTTTTGAAAAGTATTATGCTGGTTCAACTTTAGTTAAAACTGTAACAGTTTCTTCAGTTGGTGGTTCAAATAAATACTTTATAGAAGGTGTTCAACAAGATACTTTAGAATTATACGAAGGTAATACTTATGTATTTAATTATCCTTCAGCTCACCCATTTAAGTTTTCAACTACTTCAAATGGAACACACGCAAGTGGATCAGAATATACAACAGGTGTAACTCACAATAGTTCAACACAAGTAACAATTGTTGTTGCAACAGGTGCACCAACATTATATTATTATTGCAGTTCACATTCAGCAATGGGTGGACAAGCGAATACACCAACACCTGCTTTAAATAATATGAGATATATTACGACTAACAAAGGTCAAGATAACATTACTGAAAGTC